TAAAGCAAGGGCAATTTATTTACCAAGTTTATCAGAGCTCAGTACCCTATGTACTACCATTAACTATTGCACAATCCACAGGGATAGTGATAGAAGAGGGTAGAATGGTGGTAAGTGGGCCTGTAGGAACTTCAATATACGATTAATTATGGCATGGTATAGCAATTTTTTTAAGACAGCAAGTAAAGGCCCTGAAGTGGTAGAAGGCTACCAATCCTTTAGCACCCCATTTTTACCTGTGGGCCCTGGCAATCTTACACTACCTTATGTAGATAGCAGATATTCTGCTAACATGTGGATTAATTTTGGGGCTGATAATCTCTACCCTAGTCTACTCAATCAGATGTACTACTCATCACCTTTGCATGGTGCCATTGTGGACTTCAAAACTAATGCAGTTATCGGTGGTGGCTTTGCTCTTAAAACTGATTTGCTTACAACTGTAGAGAAGCTAGAGCTTTATACTTTTGAAAGGAAAATTAACTTAAAGCATATAGTAAAGGCAGCAACTAAGCAGCTCATCATACATAATAGAGTATACTTCAAGATTTGTTATGGTCAAGGAAAAAAGATTAGCAGGATAGAGAATGTATCTCCTGAGAAAGTGCGAGTAAGTGCAGATAAGAGAATGTATTTTATTTGTGATGATTGGTCCAGGAGGATAGGCATACAAGAGATAAAGCCATACCACATAGCCAATACTGACTATGAGCAACTTTACTGCTACGAGATTAAGTCTATAGGTCAAGACCACTACTCACTACCACAATATACTAGCTGTCTTAACTTTGCTTTCTTATCAGGTGAGCTAAGCTACTTTGCTAAGTCTAACATCCAAAACTCAGTTTTTCCTGCTTTTGCTATGATGTTTCCTAAGAGACCACAGTCTGAGGAAGAGAAGCACATGATAAAAGAGACACTGGATCGAATGAAAGGAGCGGCCAATGCTGGCAAAAGTGTGGCCTTTTTTGCAAACTCAGCTGAGCAGTTACCTAAGATAGAGTCTATTCCTATTAATAATAATGATAGCCTATTTCAAGAAGCTTCACAACTTAACACTGAGCAGATTTGTTTTGCTCACACAATAGATCCTATCTTAATGGGTGTACGTACTACAGGATCATTAGGAGGTGGTGCAGATATTAAGCAGGCTTATGTGATATTTGAAAAGAATGTAGTAATGGAGCTTAGAAGCTGTGTTCAGCATATTTTTAACGAGTTACTAACAATCTCTAAGATACCTGCAGATTTCACTATCAATAACTTCCAGGTCATAGATGAGTCTATAGTAGAGCTAGAGGGTGATGCTTCTAGAATAAACAATCTTATCAGTGCTATGCATCCTACAGTAGCTCAGAAGATACTTGACAATATGACACCAAACGAGATAAGAGCTCTAGCTGATTTACCTCCCATTGAAACAACCCCAACAATAACACCTACTGTATAATGCTATACTTCATAACTGAAACCTATCTTAAGGTAAACACCCCTATAACTGCAAATGTGGATGTTACAGATGTAACACCATACATAGCTACTCAGGCAGCACTAAGAGTACAGCCTATCTTAGGCACTACTTTCTATAACTATTTATTAACTCAGTATAACAATGCAGCACTTAACCCTGATGAGATTAATTTAGTTGAGTTTATACAACCAGTGATAGCTTGGAGATCTGCTGAAGATGCTGTTTTCGGTTTGACTTACCAACTTAAGAACAAAGGTTTACAAACTCAGTCAGGTGACTACTCAGCTAGTGTATCACGTAATGAGGTGGCCTTTGGTATGGAGCACTATGCACAGAAGGCTAGCTTTTTTGAGCAGAGACTTATCAGATGGTTGCTAGTTAATAGAAACCTATTTCCTCAGTTTATATCTACCACTAATCAGGATACTGATCTTAGGCCTATGTTTAATAACTGCAGCTGCATCACCCAATACCAAACAACTTGCCTAGGCACCTGTGGCACTTTCAGAGAAAACGGATATAATAACTCTATCTTAATACTCTAATGAAACTACAGTTATCTATCTTACTATCCTCAATTCAAAAATACATTATTCAACTTTTCGCAGTGGTATCAGCTTTCTTTTTGCCTATCTCAGGTATCTTATTTTTAATTGGCTTTGCTATCTTAGTGGACACTATTACAGGTATTTGGAAGGCTAAAAAACTTAAGATTAAAATTACATCAAGAGCATTATCAGCTATAGTATCTAAATTATTTTTATATGAGGTGGCTGTTATACTTACCTACTTAATAGATTACTATATTCTTAATGATATCATCCTGCAATTTTTCTCAGTGCCATTAATGCTAACTAAGATACTATCGCTAGTGCTAGTAAGTATCGAGGCCATCTCTATCTCAGAAAATTACAAGGCTGTGAAGGGTATCGACATATGGTCTAGCCTAAAAAATTTATTACAGCGTTCAAAAGAAATAAAAAGCGATATAGATGGAGTTAGATATAACAAAGATAGTTCAACACCGTCTATCTAAGGATCAATTTATTGAGGAGCTTACTGACAAAAAGCAGATATACCTACACCATACAGCAGGAGGACCTGATGCAGTAGCAGTAGCAAAGTACTTTAACAATAAGGTAGGCAAGGTAGCCACTGCTTTTATCATTGGTAATAGGGGTACTATAGTGCAATGCTTCAGCTCTAAAAATTGGGCTTATCACCTGGGCCTTAAACAAGAGATATTCACAGAGTCAGGGATACCATACAAGAGCTTAGATAAGATATCTGTAGGCATAGAGATATGTAACTATGGACCATTAACCAAAAAGAACGGATATTACTATAATTATGTAGGTGGCAAAGTAGACTATACTGAGGTCACTATCTTAGATCAAAAGTACAAAGGCTATATCTATTGGCAAAAGTACACAGATGCACAAATAGAGAGCACTAGACAGCTTCTAGTATACTTATGTGATCAGTACAATATCCCTAGAGATTACTTTGCTACCATCTTTGATATAGACAAAAGAGCTTTGAAAGGAGAAAGTGGTATATTTACCCACAATTCAGTGAGAAAGGATAAGAGTGATATCTATCCCTGCCCTAGAATGATAACAATGTTAGAGAGCTTATGAGACACTTACTACCCATTCTGATACTATCCCTACTATTTAGCTGTTCAGACGCTAAGAAGGCACAATACCACTATAAGAAGGCACTTAAGTATGGCCTAGAGTTAGTGGAGGATAGTGATACTATTAGAATAATCTCAGTAGATAGCTTTGCAGTGATACGAAATGATACGATTGTATGGGAAAAAATAATAACGTCAAAAGATACTATCATTAGTTTTAAGAATGTTTACCTTCCTAAGACCAGGTGGCAAACTAAAATAGAATATAGGTACAAAACTCAGATATTAAAGCAGGATGTACTTAAGTATAAATACATCTACAAAACTGAAAAAAAGCAAAAAGCAAAAACTAATTGGATGCTACTAGTATGGGGCTTTATTATAGGAGTGATACTATCTTTTGTCACTAGACTATTACTAAAACTTTATTTATGATTAAACATTCTAAGAATGTGCATGAGCTTATCATTGATAATCTTTATGCACGTATTGCTATGCTATCCGATCTACACTGGGATAATCCTTACTGTGATAGGGAGATGCTCAAGAGACACCTAGACTATTGCTTAGAAGAGGATATACCTGTGATGGTAAATGGGGACCTATTCTGCTGCATGCAGGGGAGAATGGATCGGAGAAGCAACAAATCAGATATTAGACCTGAGCATAACAATGCTATGTACTTAGATAGTATAATTAATACAGCAGTAGATTGGTTTATGCCTTATGCTCACATCATTAAGCTAGTAGGTTACGGTAACCATGAGACAGCTATAATCAAATTTCAAGAAACTGATATACTTCAAAGATTTGTGGACCTTCTAAACTATAAAGCAGGATCTAACATTCAGACAGGTGGTTATGGTGGATGGTTTATCATAAAGCAAGCCTCAGGATGGGGCTCTAAATACTCAACTAAGGTAAAGTACTTCCATGGATCAGGTGGTGGTGGTATAGTTACGAAAGGTGCTATCAATTTAACCAGGGCTTTAGAGACTTATGAGAACTTTGATGTATTTACAATGGGCCACATACATGAGAACAGCTGTAGAAATGATGTGAGGGATACTATAGAGCATCATAGTGTAGGAGGTTATGTACTTAAGCAAAAACAGTTACACCTCATGCTAACAGGTACCTACAAAGAAGAGTATGGAGATGGTTCGCAAGGGTGGCACGTTGAACGTGGAGCTCCCATTAAGCCATTAGGAGGTAGGATACTAACCATAAAATTATTGAGGGCCACTACAGGTGATAGATTAGTGACAAAATATATTGATAGTCATAAGTTTAATTTGTAATTTTTTACATATATTTGCACCAGGTTAATGTGATCAATATATTAGCTCATAGCCCCCTCTGTATCTTTGGTTAGTTTGGCAGGGGGGGTTATTTTTTTGCCAAGATTTGTGACGGTTATAACTAACATACTAGCTAGAATAGTCCATTAATGTAAGATATAGCTAACATATTAACCCTTTTTGTCATGTTCAAATTATTGCATTTTCTATACATGATAGGCTTATATGTTCATATTCCTTATTTATAATGATTATTGATAACGTATAATTGTAAACAATTCATTGTAAGTACGTATATTTGTCTATAACCAATTAAAACTAACCAATGAACAAAGAACAAATGACAGCAATTATCCTCCTCTATTCAATAGAGTTGAGAGATGAGTATAATGAAATGGTCGGAGCATTCGGACACACAGATCCTGCAGCTCAGAGACTACAAACAAAGTATGTAACTCTATTAGTATTAATCGAAAAACTAGGACTAGATGAGAACTATTGATTTTATCCAAGGCTTAGCAGCCTTGACACTCTTTTTAGTAGGAATCTATTTATCCTGTGCACTATGAACTATGAACTTGACTACATACGCAAGGGATACCTTAACGTATGGTGGGCCTCTGAAGATGGAGGTATTGTTTACACTGCTGAGTACAGATGCTACTTCGTTGAGGAGGGTATCTATGAAGCATTGCTAGTAGATAGCTACCTAACTACCACTAACTATAAATTAACCTATCCCTTGACTAGCATAGAGCTAGAAGAGACAACCCAACTTGTAGAAGAGTGGGGATATAATAACTCTGAATGTATCTAAACATGGAAACTACTGAAAACCAATTCATACAAACAACTTTTAGCCTTAAGAGAAAGATGCTATGGTGGAGAGAGCAGAGCTGCGAAGGTGATAAAGGTGGCAGCTTTAATCTAGAGCTGTACCTAGACTACTTAAGTGAGCAAGACTTTAACGAAATAAAACAAGAGAAATGAAAAACTACAAAGTAACCTATAACTATTTTGAGGGTGGAAAAAAGAGGATAGGCACCAGGATATTAGAGGCCCTGGATAGAGACCATGCAATTATGATAATGGCTATGTGGCCTAGATTAATACTTAAAGTTGAGACCTTATGAAAAAATATAGAGTATGGCTAGATGATAGCGTAGAATATGAAGGTGGTTCCTGGTGGAACTGCTACTTAGGTGAGGATGGTAAGCTGCATGATTACATCTATACAGATGAGCACTCAGATACACTACAGTGGTATATTGATCATGGCTATAAAGTAGAAGAGGTAAAATGAATATCACAGCAGAAGTAGTGAAACGCTACCCATTTGAAAGCACAGCTGCAATAGCTAAGGATCTAGGAGTAAGCTTAAGTAAGGTGTATAATAGAGCCTGGAGCTTAGGCATCAAAAAGGATCCTCTATATCTTAGGAGCACCCAATATCCTAAAGGTTATTTAGGTGGTAAAGCTAGCCAATTTAAGCCAGGGCACATCCCTAAAAATAAAGGAGTAAAGATGCCTGCTGAGATATACAATGCAGTAGCACCTACTATGTTTAAGAAAGGCAATAAGCCTCACAATACTAAGCCTGTAGGTACTATCAATGTAAGATTAGATACACGTGGAAGGCCTTACCAATATATCAAAATTAAAGATTGCCAATGGGAACTACTGCAGAGGCACGTATGGACTCAGGCAAATGGTGAGATACCTACAGGATCTGTAGTCATATTTTTAGATGGCAACTATTTGAACTGTGAACTAAGCAACCTACAAGTAATAAGTAGAAAGGAAAATATGGTTCGTAATACAATACAAAGATATCCTGCTGAGCTACAGGAAGTAATGAAACTAACATGTAAACTAAAACGTAAAACAAATGGCAAACAACAAACTAAGTGATCTACGTGATCACATCTTTATGGCACTTGAAAGATTAGCTGATGAGGACATGAGTAATGAGAAAATACAGCAGGAAGTAGAAAAGGCTAAA